GTGCCGAGGTCGCGGGCTAGGCGGAAGAGGAACCGGCGTCCTGGCCGGCCCCGGAGTTTCCCGACGCCGCCTCCAGGTCCTTCTCATCCAGGCCGGACAGCCGGGACGCCACCTCGAACACCCGGTCCAGCGCCGCGGCGGACAGCTCGCCCAGCGCGGCCACGTCCTGCTGGGTGAAGACCGGCTCCCCGTCGGCGCCGACGACGCTGCGGGCGACGAGCTTGGCCCGCATGTTCGCCACGTCCGGGACCATCTGCTTGCCGCGCTGGACGGCGAGGGACGCCTCCCATTCATCACGCTCACGTCCTCGCAGCTCCCGCACGAGCACGACGCCGCCCCATTCCGGGACGTCGGTCTCTTTGGTCTTCAGGGTGGCGGCGGCGAGGATCGCGTCCCTGGTGAGATAGGACCCCATCAGGGGATAACCACGTTCAGGGCCGGGATTTTGGTGATAGCGAACTCGATGTTGATCTGCTGCGGGTTCTCCATGTTCCCGTCGATCGACTCCGTAGTGACCTTTGCAGGAAATACGTCCATGCGCTGGCCGGTGACGTCGCCTTCCCAGAGGAACACGGCGAAACCCGCGGTGTCGCGCGGCAGGACCGTCCGCACGTCGCTGGACGTCGACGAGGCGTAGAACACCAGGCTGGAGTTGTCGGCGGTGATCCGGCCGGGGATCTTCGCGGTGAATCTCGTGGACAGGTCGGGCGTGTCGGCCGTGCCGGACGCCACGGTGAACCCGTTGATCGCGGCGATCTCGGCGGTCAGGTCGATCCCGGCGTTCAGCTCGCCCCGGGTCGGTGACAGGTAGTTCGCGATGGTGGTGATCCAGTAGATTTTCCGGGTGCCCGGCGGAACGTACCTTACGGTCGCGGTCAGCGGCGACGGAGGCATCTACTTCTCCTCTGGTTCGGTCTTGGCCTGTGCCGCCTTCGCGGCCTGCTTCCTGGTCACCGGTTCCGGCTCGGGCGCTGGTTCCGGTTCGAGCGCTGCCGCCTCGTCGCCGGCGAGGAGCCGCCAGCCGCCCTGGTAGTGCTGGTACAGGGATGACCGGTGCACCTCGGCGATGCCGCCCGTCTCCGGGTGGACGATCTGCACCCACTCGCTCATGACCGCTCCCCCTTTACGCGCTGATGGAGACGACGGCGGCGGAGACCGTGCCCGCCGCGACGTTGAACGTGGCCAGCCCCGTGACCGGGTCGGCGTATACCGACGCCACCAGCGGGATGAAGCTGACGGCGCCGGAGGTGGCGGGCAGGGTGAACCTGCGGGCCGGTCCCGCCGCGCCGCCCGGGGTGGTGACGGCCAGGCCGTCCACGCTGACGTTGCTGGCGACGAGCACGTCGATATTGCAGGTGGCGGCGGCGCCGTTGACCAGCATCAGCGCCAGCCCGGACCCGCACGGTGCCGTGTTGTTGCTGGTGCCGCCCAGCGCGGCCGTCAGCGTGGGCGTCACCCCGGCGTGCGGGACGACCTGTACCGTAAGAGCCGCCATTCGTTTACCCTCCGGTTATGAGATTCATTGCCAGTACGGCCGCCGCCGCGCTTCTTGTCCTGCTGCTGGCCGGATGCGGCGGCCATCACCCGCCGGAAGCGGCGTGCAAGGCCGCGATGAAACAGCAGTACGCCACCGCCCTGGCCACCGGCCGGCAGGGACACGAGCCCGCCGCGTGCAAGGGGCTGTCCAGCGCGGTGCTGCAGAAACTGGCCGGGGAGGTGCTCAGCGGCCGGTGATCCGCACCGAGGCATTCTGCGGAGGACGGCTCGTCAAGGAGATCAGCCAGATCGACGTGATGAGCGCCCAGACCATGGCACCCACCTGGATTGACGGCCGCCACCGCTGGCTGCTGGATGGCCGGGAAATCACCGAAGCCGAAGCTGAGGCGCTTATCGCGGCGCAGTTACCGGCCGGTGTACGCGTCGATGTTGACGGGGAACACGACGCGGGCCCTGGCGCCGTTCGCGGTCTGCTGCTGCTGCAGCGACCCGATCCCCAGCGACGCCCGCAGCACGGCTTTGCCCAGGGTGTGGTCTACGGCGATGGCCGCCCCGCACGCCGCGTGGATCTGGTACGCGCGGGCCCGGGCGGCGGTGATGTCGCTGCCGGGGTCGATGACCTCGATGGTGCACAGGACGGCGTACCGCTCCCGGTCCGGCAGCACGGCCATGCCCTCGGGGGACGCGGTGCCGGTGACCACGTCCTCGTTCTGGTCGCCGGTGTAGCCGACGGCGACCGCTTCGAGGCCGGATTCGGCGATGAGCTCCGGGCCGTCCCGGACCGGGACCCCGGCCAGGCCCAGCGCCGTCGAGGTGCGGAACGCGGTGACCAGGGCGGCGATCACGGCCGGGACCGACGAGGCGTACGTCATCCGCCCACCCGCCGGAGCCACCCGCCGGGGTGGTTCGTCGGGTCCGGCTCCGGGTCCTGCGTGAACTCGGGGTGGCCGGGCAGCCACTTCTCCAGCGCCTGCCGGGGATTGTCCGGGTACTGCGGCAGGTACCCTATCAGCGTGTCCTGCACGATCAGGTAGTCCGCCAGCGGCGCGTACACGTCGAGCTCGGCGAGGACCTGGGCGGACGTGTGGTCGGTGTCGAGCAGCACGACGCCCCGCGCGCCGTCCGCGAGGAAGATGACCTGGGCCACTATGTCGGGGCTGGCCGCGTCGCCCTTCAGTGGCAGGAGCCGGGGATGGATGTTATTGGCCAGGCCGCCGGCTGGCCGCGGGTCGCTATCGATAGTGATGACCTGACCCAGGCCGTAGCTGCCGAGCACGGAGGCCAGCCATAGCGCGGTGCCGCCGTCGGCCGTGCCGCATTCCAGCACCCACGGCGGTCTCAGTTCGTTCAGCACCTCGGCATATCTGAACATGTCAGACGGGAACTGCTGACACGGGACGCCGCGCCAGTACAGCGGCCGCATCCGCTCCCAGGCGTCTACGGAACGCGCGATGCCAGCCTGGTCCACTACTTGGCCGGGGCCTTCGCAGGGGCCTTCGCGGGTTCGGCCGGCACCTTCGCGGGCTCGTCGGGCGCGTCGGTGATGACCTCGCGCACGGTCACGCCGTCGGGCAGCTCAGCGCCCGGCTCGAACAGCTCGCCCGCGGCGACCACCACCTCGTTGCCGTTCACGACCGGCTGGGTCGCCTCGAGCATGATCTTCCTGGCCATCAGCGCGCCGCCTCCTCGTATGCCGCCTGCCATTTTTCCCAGTTACCCTGCATGGTGTACCGGGCGGCCACCTTCTTCGCCGCGGCGCCCATCTCCTCGCGGGCCGCCTCGTCGTGGATCAGCTCGGTCAGCCGCTTCGTCCACTCCTCGCCGGTGCGGACCAGGTACCCGGTCTCCCCGTCCTTCACGAAGTCGCGGTACGGCTCTGAGTCCTGGGCGATCACCGGGATCCCGCGGGCCGCCGCCTCCAGGGCCTTGAGGTTCGATTTGGCCCGGTTGAACGGCACGAGGTCCCCGCCGGCCAGCGGCGCGATCGCGATATCGAAGTCGACAGCCCGGTAGTAGTCGCCCACGTCATCGGACCAGGGCGTGAACCGGCACCGTTCCCGCAGCCACGGCCGCCTGACCCACGTCAGCGGCGAATTGTCCGCGCCGATCCAGTGCATGTCGACATCCGGGTTGGCGTCCAGCACGTCGCGGAGCTCATCCTGGACGGCGCACATGTCGACCAGGTGGCTGGTGCCGCCCTGGTAGCCGATCGTCACCCGGTCCCGCTTCTTGCGGGGCATGTCGAGCAGCTCGGCCTTGACGCAGTTCGGCAGGATCCGGATGTTGCTGTTGAGCGGTGCGTACAGCTCCGCCAGGTACGGCGTGGAGACGGTGATCATCTCGGCGCGGCGCAGAATGTACCTGACCGACTCCGGTCCCCGCGGGTCCACGGCAAACGGGTCATTCGACGGTTCCATGGCCATGATGTCGTCGTCGGTCTCGTAGACGCGGGCGACGTGACCGGCGAGCCGGTCGAACTGCCGCGCGCCGTAAGGGTGTGCCGGCCTCTGCATCACCAGCACGTCGACGTCCTCGAGGTCAGCCGGGGTCGGCGGGTCGAGCCGCCGTCCGGGGGCGGGGATCCCGTAGACGTGCCGGCTGTTCCTGGCCAGGTGCTTGAACGGCAGGTACAGGCGGTAATACCCGCTGCCGTCGGGCTGGAACGGGATCCCTACGACCGTCAGGACCCGCGCCGGGTCCGCCGCGGCGGCCGGGCCGGGGACGGTCCCCCACGCCAGGTGGCCCGCGACCCCGGTCACCCCGAACCGGTCAGCGACCCCGGTCACCCCGAACCCCGGATGTCCCGTCGCCTCGCTGCGGCCGTAGTCGTGGAACGCGACCCACCCGCCCGGCCGGATCAGCGGCAGCGCGAGGTCCAGGTCGGCCTGCACCGCCGCCGCGTCATGCTGCGCGTCGATGAACACGCCGTCGAACAGGGCGCCCTGCTTCGCGAGGGCGGGCAGCACGTCGGCGAACCGGCCCCGCCGCGCGTCGACCTTCGCGGCGACGCCGTACCGGGCCAGGTTCGCCCGGTACGGCTCCCACGTGTCCGCGCACTCCCCGCCCATCGCCGCGATCGAGTCGTCGCCCTGGTGCCAGTCCACGCTGGTGACCCGGCGTGCGGCCTGCGCCATCACGATCGTGGAGAAGCCGTACTGCGCGCCGAGCTCCAGCACGTCACCGCCGGACGCCAGCGACGCGAGTTTCGCCGCCTCGCCGCTGGTGACCGCGGTCGGGATGTCATCGGGCAGCGTGATAGTCATCGGGGCCAATTGCAGGATCCTTAGTCTTGCGCCCCGGCCGCGCGGACGGCCGGGGCGTCGCTCGGTTTGCGGGACAGGTCAGCCGGTGGAGTACTGCAGCTACCGAAACGCGTTGGCCGTGGACACCCCTGCGCCGACCCGCCAGAACGCGAGCCAGCCCTGACTTCCTGTGGGGACGTTCGCAGAAGCGCCCGTGCCCTTCAGCATAGGATCGAACAGCATACTCATGCCGATCCTGTCAACCACATAAAAATTGTCCCACGCGCCGAACACGGCCTGCGCGGACGCGGTGCCGCTGGACGCGGTGCCGGTCCCGGCCGCCGACGTGAGCGACGGGGACTCCACGATCGTGTGGTTCAGCAGCCGGGACGGGGTGCCGTCGCCGAGCGTCGCCCAGAACGAGGACCCCGCGCCGCTGGGTGAGGCGGCGCGGATCTTGTTGATCGTGGTGATGTTCGCCGCGAACCCGATGGAGTCGGCCAGCCGGAACCGCGGGCCGAGCGCGGCTTCCAGGTTGTACACGTCGCCGGCGGCGATGGCGCCGGACGCGGCGGCGTTGACCCGCTGCGTGGTGGTGAGCGACGGCATGATGCCGAGCGGCTCGCCGGAGTTCAGGGCGGTGCCGCCGGTCCCGACGGCGAACTTGGACTCCTCCAGGATGTCCTTGCCGTCCTGGATCAGCCGGGGCAGCTGGTCCGCGAAGTTCGTGTCCTCGGCGGCCTCGAAGCTGCCGTACACCCAGGCGAACGCCTTCTTCACGCCGATCTGCACCTGGCCGACGCCCTGGTAGTTGCCGGTCCCGGCGACGGTGGCCTCGTCGACGAACGCGGCCTGGACCCCGGCGGAGTTGACGCCCTGGTAGGCGTTGGTGGTGATCTGCTTGACGTTCCCGATCCGCCGGTAGGGATTGGTGGTGCCATCGGTAGTAATCACGATCGTCGGATCAAGAAAATAGGGAAGGAGATACCCGCCCTGGGCGCTGGACAGCGACAATGCGCCGGCGGCACGCTGCAGGCCCGGCCCCATCGGGTCGTTCGCGTAATCCCGGAACGCCTCGTAGTACTCGTCGGCGCCGTACATCAGCATGTGCCGGGCGATGCTGGGGGTCTGCGCGGACCGGGTAGCCTGCTCGCCGCGGCCGGGCAGCCAGTGCCGCCTGTCGTGCAGTTCGATCAGGCTGGACGCGCGGGCGATCACGTCGGACTGCGGCAGCATCGCGTAATTCTTCGACTCTTCCCGGCCGGCGAGCGGGTCCCTGCGCTGCATGAACTGCGGGGACTGGCCGCCGCCCCACTGCTCTCCGCCGCCATCGCCGGACTCGGTGTTCCCGCGGTCGGCCGACGCCTTGCGGATCAGGTTCAGTTCCTCCATCCGCGCGACGATCTTCTCCCGGTCCTTGTCCAGGTCCTTCCACTTCTTGACCAGCGTGTCCCGGATGCCGCCGTCGGCCTCCTCGGTGGTGGAGTCGTCGGCGGCCATCCGCTCCAATTCCTCGTGAATGGTGTTCTGCTCGTCGATGATCTCGTCGAGGGTTGCCATTACCATCCGCCCTTCAGGGATGCGATGCCCGCGTCGCGGAGCATCTGCTCAGTGCGCAGGGCGTACAGCCGGTGCGCGTGATCCCGGGTCGGGTGCACTTCGGGCGGCCCGCCGGTGGCGGCTTCCCCGTCGGGGGGAAGTGTCACGTCTTCGTCGAGTTCGAGCCTGTCGATCTCGCCGGTCTCCTCGTCTTCGTCGTCGCCGGCGGCCTGCCAGGTGCCGAGCGGCGACATGCGGACCCCGACCAGTTCCGCGCCCTGGTAGGCGGGGAACGGCGTGGGCCCGTACTCCTTCAGCCCGAGTTCCAGCCGGCGCACTTGCGGCAGCTGCCCGTTCCTCGGCTTGTACTTCTCCCCCGGGCGCAGCTCCGGGCTGGACCGGATGATCGCGCCGGTGAACGACTGCGCGGTCACCGCGCCGGACCGCCACATCTCCAGCACCTCGTTGCCCAGCGGCGTGTCCAGGTACCGGGAGCGGGTGACCGG